GGACCCGGATCTCGCGGAAGAGTTGGCAGGCATGTCCCCGATTCAGCAGGCGAGGCGCATCGCGCGGCTTGAGGCCACGTTTGACGCGCCAAAGCCTGCCCAGGCGTCCAAGGCTCCCAAACCGCTAGAACCGGTGAAAGGTGCCACGGGCGGAACTAAAGACCCGTCGCTGATGAGTGATTCAGAGTTCGCCGCATGGCGCAAGGCTCAGATCAAGGCTCGCAGCGGCTAACCATGAAAAGGCTGAAATATCATGAGTAACACCCTTGTCACCATCGACATGGTGACGCGAGAGGCGCTGCGTGTCGCACACGAGAGCTGCCAGTTCATCAAGACCACTGACCGGCAATACGACTCGTCGTTCGCCAACACCGGCGCGAAAAACGGCAGCACGCTGCGCGTCCGCAAGCCCAACAAGTACGTTCGGACCCAAGGCACGCGCGTCATGGACGTACAGGACCAAGCGGAATCGGCGGCCACGATCACGCTGGCGACGCAGGATCACGTCGATATGCGGTTCAACTCTGCGGAGCTGGCCCTGTCGATCGACGAGATCAGCAAGCGCTATATCGAGCCCGCCGTCAAGGTGCTGGTTTCCGGCATCGAAGCCGACTTCCTGGCGTTCGCGTCCAAGGCGACCTATCAATTGGTCGGCACGGATAACGCGGCCATTACCACGCTGGAGGTCCCGGGCAAAGCTCGCGCCAAGCTCAATCAGCAACTCGCGCCGAAGTCCGATCGCTCGATCCAGGTCGATTCGACTACGATGGGCTCGCTGGTCAACGGCATGGCGGCGTATTTCAATCCCGCGTCGGCTGTCTCCGGGCAGTACACCGAGGGGCTGATCGCCCGTACCGCGATGGCGGACTACTACGAAAACGAGCGGGTCTGGTCGATGGTGAACGGCTCCGACGTGGCCTGCACGCTGGACACCTACACCGTCATCGAGGGTGACGCGGACCTGACCGTGACCTCCTGGGCCACGCCGGTTGCCGGCATGATCGTCACCATCGCGGGCGTCTACGATGTCCACCCGGAAACCAAGACGGCCTACTCGCACCTCAAGCAGTTCACCGTGCTTGCCGGCTCGACCTCGACGAACCTGCTGATCAGCCCGGCGATCTACTCGTCGGCGTCTGGTGCGTTGCAGAATGTTTCGGCGATCCCGACGACGACCGCTGCGGTTACCTGCTTTGGCACGGCGAGCAAAACGTACGTCCAGCCGTTGATGTACCACAAGGAAGCGTTCCAGTTCATCACGGCGGATCTGCCGTTGATGGATGACGCCGCCAAGTGCGTGCGCCGCGTGCAAGACGGACTCTCGCTGCGCGTCTGGCAGGCGAGCGACATCCGCAACGACGAGCTGCTGATGCGTATCGACATCCTCTACGGGATGGCTGCGCTGCGTCCCGAGTGGGCGTGCCGCTTGTCCGGCCTGTACAACTGAACCTGAAAGGAACATGACATGGCTACCTATGAACGACTGGACTACGGGTCGGACGACGGCTCGCAGTGGGGTGCCGCATCGACTGACAAACTCGGCTTTTACGGGTCTGTCCCGGTGGTGCGCCGCACGTTTGTCGCGTCGCTGCATAACACCACGGCGATTGCGTCGAGCACCGACTTCACGGCGGCGCATCTGGCCGTCTTGCAGGAAGTGATGAACACCCTGCGGGGGCTCGGCATCTGGGCTACGGCCTAGCGAACGGGAGGGGGCTTCGGCCCCCTCTTACCAATGGGTAAGAAGGTCGTTTTTTGCATCCCTACGTTGCGCAAGCCGCACGAGGCTACACTGCGCGCGCTCGCGGAGTCGATGCCTCTTGTGAGCGATGCCGGATGGGATGACGGGCTGGTCAACGAGATAGGATGTCCCTACATCTCGGCCGCTCGATCAACGATGCTTAGAAAAGCGTTGGATGCAAAAGCCGATGTGATCGTCTTTCTAGACCACGATGTTTCGTGGAAACCGCAGAACCTGCTGACACTCATCAACGCCGAGGGCGATGTCGTCGCCGGGACGTACCGATTCAAGAAGCCGGGGGATCACTACATGGGCCTACCGCTGCCGGGTATCGACGGGCTGCCGCAGGTGCGCGAGGATGGCGCGATCAAGGCGTTCTGCGTGCCGGCCGGGTTTCTCAAGATCACGAAAGACGCGGTGAATGCGTTCATCGGTGCCTATCCCGAGCTGTGCTACGGTGACAAGTTCTCTCCGCATGTTGATCTGTTCAATCATGGCGCGCATGGAGGGGTCTGGTATGGCGAGGACTACGCATTTTGCCGTCGATGGCGCGACCTGGGCGGCGAGATATGGTTGCTCCCGGAACTTGAGATCGATCATCACAGCGACGATTGCAGGTATGTCGGCCACTACGCCGGTTATCTACGGCGTCAACCTGGGGGCAGCGCGCATGTTTCGAGTGCTTGAGAAGAACGGCGAGCGCCGGCCGGTGTACTCCAAGAGCGATCTTGAGTACATGGCCGGGCGCGGATGGCGCGAGGTGAATCTGAATACTCCGGGGCCGATGCCCGAGGTTGCCTCGTCGCCTGTTCCAGAGCCTGACACTGCGCGCGCCAAGCGCAAGTACACGAGGCGCGCCAAGTGACCACTGCCCTGACGCTCATCACAGACGCGATGGGCGAGCTAGGGCTCGTCGGCGCAGGGCAAACGCCCACGTCAAACGATGCTGACCTGTGCCTGCGCTACCTCAACAGGCTGTTCGAGCGCTGGTCAAACATGCGGCTATTGCAGCCGGTGCTGACGCAGATCAGCGTCACCATGACCGGGGCGGCTTCGTACACGCTCGGCCCAGGTGGATCGCCGGTTACGGTGCGGCCTATGAAGGTGTTGTCGGTGACCTACGTCGATGCTGGCGGCCTTGAATCGCCCGTGGACATCCTGACGCGCGAGCAATGGGACGCGATCCCTAACAAGGCCGATACGGGGACCTACCCGGAATGCGTCTGGTACGCGCCGGAGTTGACGAACGGCGTTCTATACGTCTATCCCAAACCATCCGCCGGGACGCTCAAGGTGGACTGCCTTGCGGTCATGCAGTCACTCGCACTGTCTGCGACGCTGACGCTGCCTGCAGGGTATGAATCGGCCATCGTTGCTACGCTGGCGGATGACATTGCGGGGCAGTTCGGTCGGCCAGTGCCTGCCGATGTTCGGCGCAGGGCGGCGGGCGCAGTTCGGGCATTGAAGCGGACGAACTACGAACCGCTGTTGATGGTTCAAGAGCTCGCCATGAGTGGCGACACTGGAGAAATCGAAAGGGGCTATTGATGGCTGATACCACGCAATTCGTCTCGGGCGCGTTTTCTAATGCCGATGTTGACTCGTCCGAGGACGTTTTGATTCTCGGCGTCCGGGGACATCAAACGCTCTGGCTGACGTTCGTTGTCGGCACGGCGAATCTGACCGCGTTTACCGTGGACTACCAGACGCATGAGGACGGCGCGTGGGCGACCACGGTATCAGCGGGGGCGAAGTACACCACGCCGACGCAGCCCGTCATCGTCGCGTCTGGCGACCTGAATACGGCCGCGTCCGGTGCGACAGTGCATTACCTAGCGCTTAACGTGCTCGGCGTGTCTGGTGTACGGATCAAGGCCGCTGGCACCTCGTCAACGATCACGGGCCACTACGGGCTGGTCTAGCGATGTTCGTCGGCCCATCCTACGCGCTGGGAAAAGAGTCCGCGCAGCGGTCGGTGAACCTGTATTTGGCCGCTATGGAAACTCCTGGCAAGGCGCAGTACGTGCTGCGCTCTGTGCCGGGGTTGACGCTGCTTACAACTGGCGTTGGGGTCACGCGCGGCGCGATCAATGCCGCTGGACGATTGTTCGCCGTGTTCGGCGCAACGCTGTACGAGATCAACTCGTCTGGCGCGCTCACCTCGCGGGGTACGCTCGCAACATCGACGGGTCGGGTCAGCATGGAGTACGGGTTACTCCAGCTCGTCATCGTTGACGGCGCGAATGGCTATGTCCTGACGCTATCGAGCAATGTCTTTGCGCAGATCAGCGACCCGGACTGGCCCGGGGCAGATTCGGTCGGCTTTCTAGATGGGTTCTTCACGCTCACGCGGGCGACGAATCAGCAGAGCTACGTTACATCGATTGATGACGCATCGACCATCGATGCACTCGACTTCGCATC